ATTAGTGTTGACTAATATAATTAATATTGCTATAATTAAGCAAGGAGTAAAATGAAAAAAATCAAAGCAAAGAAAATGGCAACAGGTGGATTAATGTCAATGCCACCTTATATTGCAAAGCAAGATGAAGAAGCACAAGGTATTACACCTTATGATGTAAATACTCCTCGTTCAGCTAGAGGAGGATTACCTTCTAGAGCAATGGATAGAACAAGAACAAGATTTAATAAAGGTGGTGAAGCTTTTCCAGATTTAAGTGGAGATGGTGATGTAACACAGAAAGATATTTTAATAGGTAAAGGTGTGATTAAAAAAGCTAAAGGTGGAATAATGGAACGAATGAAATTTGGTGAAGGAGATTCTGTTAAAGAAAAAATTGAAGCTAAAAAATTTGAAAAACTTGAAGCTATGAAAGATAGTGGTTTAGATTTAACACCTAAACAAGAACAAGAATTAGCAGCTTATAAAGCAAAAGATAGAAAAGTAGAAATGGCATTAGGTGGAATGGTTGGAGTTGAAAGAGGTAAGTATGACCAACGACCAGATTATCAAGCTTATGCTGAAGGTGATATTGTAGAAGATGAAATGCCTGAAGATGAAATGCCAGTTATGCAAGAATTAGAAACTGAAGAAGAATCTTTATTACAACCAATGGGTATGGATGATGAAATGCCTATGGATGATGAAGAAGATATTTCTGATGAAGATTTAGAAAGCATGGATGCTATTATTGATACTTCAGCTTTATCAGATGAAGAAGAAAATCTTTTAGATGAAGCAATTGATATGCATCCAGAACTAGAAGCTATTATTCCAAAATTAGTAGCAACAGAATTTACAGATGATGGAGAAGTAGAAGGACCAGGTACAGGAACTTCAGACTCTATCCCAGCACTTTTATCAGATGGTGAATTTGTATTTACAGCAAAAGCAGTTAAGAATATTGGTGTAGACAAATTAAGAAAGATGATGAAACAAGCAGAAGAATCTTATGATGCTGGTAATCAATCTCAAGAAGAAGAAGAGATAGTATAAAAAAATTTATAGAGAAAGGTAACTCTATGGATAGACAAGCTACCTTATAATAATTTTATTATAAGCCCTTGTAGTTTCGTTTTAAACAAAACACCTGCCTTAGCTACCTTCAGTTAAGAAGCCCTAAAGGAGGACACGATGAGTAACAAAAACGAAGAAGGAAGACAAGAAGCCGAAGCGAACCCTTACAACAGAAAAAAATCTTGGCATACAGATGATTCTATGCCACAAGATAGAACCTCTGCTGATGAAGGTTTGTTTGTGCCAAACCCTGAAAGTAATCAAGGTTTATCAAATGCTACTGCCAATGGCAACCCAGATGATAATGCTGAGAATACTGATGCAACAATGGATAAGGTTCAAGAGTCTGCATTAAATGTAGAAGCTAACCCTTATACAAAAGTTGATTATAAGAAAAGATATGACGACCTAAAACGATATTATGATAGGAAGTTAGGTGAATGGAACAGCAAGGAAAGTGACCTTAAAGTTCAACTTAAAGAGAACAGACCTGTTTACCAACCACCCAAATCGAAAGAAGAGCTTGAAGCTTTTAAAAACGATTATCCTGATATTTATGGAGTTGTGGAAACTGTATCTCACTTACAATCGCAAAATGAAGTTAAAACTTTACAAGACGAGTTAGAAGGTTTAAAGAAAGCAAATACTACTTTACAACAAAAGGAAGCTGCACTTGAACTTTCAAAATATCATCCTGACTTTGAGGAAATCAAAGAGTCTGATGATTTTCATAACTGGGCAGATACTCAGCCAATGGAAATTAAAAACTGGATATATGAAAACAACTCTAATGGAGCATTAGCTGCACGAGCAATTGACTTGTATAAGAAGGACCGAGGACTTGGATTTGATAAAAAAACTACGAAGAAACAACCGAGGAATGAAGGTGCAGACTTGTTGGTTAAAACTAACGAACAAACTCAAGTACCTGAATCTAACGAACCTTTCTTCAAAAGGTCTGATATAAAAAAATTATCAGATGAAGAGTTTATGAAATATGAAAAAGATATTTTAAAAGCTCAAAGGGAAGGTAGAATTATAGACTAATTCTATTTTCATTTTTATCAACAACTAAACAAAGGAGTAACTATAATGGCTAAATTCGCTGGTAGTTCAACATATAACTTTGCTTTGTCTGGAAATCAAGCTAATGGTTTTTTCATTCCTGAAATCTATTCAAAGAAAGTACAAATAGCTCTAAGAAAAGCTGCAGTAGCAGAAGCAGTATGTAACACAGATTATATGGGAGAAATCTCATCTTTCGGTGATACTGTTAACATTATCAAAGAGCCTCAAATTGCAGTAGCAGACTATACAAGAGGTCTTGCTGTAACATCAACTAACCTAACTGATGCAGAACTTGTTCTAACTGTAGACCAAGCTAAATCTTTTTCATTTAAGATTGATGACTTAGAGAAGAGATTCTCTCATGTCAACTTCCAAGCTATAGCTGCAGACAATGCTGCTTATGCTTTAAGAGATGCAATGGATGCTAACATCCTAGCAGCTATCTCTGCTGGAGTAACTGAAAATGTAGGAACATCTCTTGGGATGGGAACAACTGCAGCTCCGATTGATATCGGATTTGCTACAGGTGAAATAGACCCTCTAAATCAAATGGCACTTGCTGCTAAAAATTTAGATGAAGCTAATGCACCTGAAGATGGAAGATGGTTTGTTGCTGCACCTGAATGGTACAATCAACTTTCCAACTCTGCATCAAAACTTTTATCAGTAGATTTTAATGCTGGTCAAGGTTCAATCAGAAATGGTTTAGTAGCATCTGGATTACTTAGAGGTTTCCAAATGTACAAATCAAACAATCTACCAACTAATACTGTTGCTAGTGCAACTAGACCTGAAGCTTTATTCGGTCACATGAGTTCAACTGCTGCTGCGTCAAGCATGAACAAAGTGGAAACTGTTAGAGACACAGGTACATTCTCAGATATCGTTAGAGGTTTAATGGTATGGGGAAGAAAAGTATTAAGACCAGAAGTAGTTGGTAAAATTATCTATAAAATAGATTAATTTTTAATACACTATTGGGTGGGGGTAGTAATATCCCCATCCTTTTATTAGGAAAATAATTATGTTAAATAAAATTAAAATACAATTAAAATGTTTACTAGATGATGCTAAACACTTTTGGATGTTTCATAGAAAATTTTCATTAGGTATTATAGCAGGTCTTGTAATCTTATGGATATTAATATAGGAGACAACAATATGCCAATGAAAAAAGCAATGCCTGGTGGAAAAGTAGTAAACAAAGGTAAATACAAACATGGTGGAAAAGTACACCGAAATAAAAAAGGTCATGGTGGAGTAATGACTATAGTAATTAAAAAAGATAAAAATAAGAAAAAATAATAATGGGTATAATGTCTTCACCTGCTTGGACTCGTAAAGAGGGTAAGTCTAAATCTGGTGGACTTAATGCTAAAGGTAGAGCTTCTTACAATAAAGGTAAAACTAAAACTGGTAAGAAAAGAAATCTTAAAGCACCAAGTAAAGTAGTAGGCAATAAAAGAAGAAAAAGTTTTTGTGCAAGGATGAAAGGTATGAAGAAAAAACTTACATCTAAAAAAACTGCAAGAGACCCTAATTCAAGAATTAATAAATCACTAAGAGCATGGAACTGTTAAATGGCTAAAACTTACTTATCAATGACAAATGAATTACTGGTTGAAATAAATGAACCAGAATTAACAACAGTAGCAGGAGCATTAGGTGTACAAAAGTTTGTATCCAATTGTGTTAATAGAGCTTACTTTGATATAGTAGATTCAGTAGATGAATGGTCTTGGTTAAATACTGCAGCACCTCAAAATGAATATTATGGTAATACTTTTGTAGAAACAGTTGCAGGTACAAGATGGTATCTTTTAAAAGCAGGTTCAACTGATATAGATACAGATTATGATTCAGTTAACTGGGATGGTTTTACTTTAACAGAAGAAGGTGTTAGTGGAAAGACTGCTCCTTTTTCAATTAATAAATTAGGTTTTTCTACTTTATCAGATTGGAGAAATAATTATGCTGCTAATGAAGAAGCTAATAAAGCTAACTCACAAACTTATGGAAAACCTTTAAGAGTAATAAGAAGTTCTGATGGTAGAAGATTTGGATTATCTCCAATACCAGATGAAGTTTATAGAATTTATTTCTTTGCTTATAATAGACCAACTGCATTAACTAACGATACAGATAAAGTATTATTTCCAGAACAATACAAACCAGTTTTACTAGCAAGAGCTAGATATTATATTTATCAATTTAAAGATAATATTGCACAATCGCAATTAGCTTTAGATGAATATAAAAAAGGATTAAAAAGTATGGCTGACCAATTAAACTCTCCTCAACCAGAGTATATGTCAGATGTTAGATTTACATATTTATATTAAGGATAAACTATGCCAACTCAAGGAGCTTCAATTACAGTACAAGGTGGCTTGGATTTAATTTCAAGTTCTCATGCTTTATTTAGAACTCCAGGAGCTGCAACTAAATTACAAAACTTTGAATCATCTACTACAGGTGGATATAGAAGAGTTAATGGTTATACAAAATTTGGTGGTAATAGTGCTGTTGTTCCAAGTGGTACTTCAACAGATGCAATGCATGGTATTACTAATTATGCTGATGGAGTAATAGTTGCTCAAGCAGATGATTTATATTTTAGTCTATCAGGAACATCTTATGTTCATATAAATAAAAATACATTTACAGTAGGACCAGGAACAGTTTCTATTAGTAATAATTCAGCAACAGTCACAGGAACAAATACAACATTTACTTCATCTTTTAATCTTAATGATGATATTAAAATAGATGGAAAAATTTATAAAGTATTATCTATTACTAGTAATACTGTATTAACATTAGATAGAGTTGCTGATACAGCAAATACTCAAAATGGATTAAGTTATTTTATAGGTGGTATCTCTGCAGCTAATTTAGCTGCTGCAACAACTATTAATAGAACTAGTCAATCAAATGTTAAATTTATAAATTTTGAATCTACAGGTGGTTTAAATGGTACTATTTATGGTGTAGATGGAGCAAACAAAATCTTTGAATTTTTTATAGATGATAATAGTAAATATCATTTTCAAGAATTAGAAAGGTCTTCTCCAGTAGGATGTTCATTAATAGAAAGATATGCTGAAAGAATTATTGTAGCTGGTAACACAACTAGTCCTAGTACAGTATTTTATAGTACTAGATTAAAACCTTATGACTTTGAAGGTGCTTCTGCTGGTTCAATTGATGTAGGAGATATAATAACAGGTATTAAAGTATTTAGAAATTCATTAATTATATTTTGTAAAAATAGCATATATGAGTTGACAAACCTTGATTCTACTCCTATAAT